ACTTGGTAGCTGTCGATGAACTTCCATAATCAATACTAAATAACAAATTTGTTCTATTACAGAAAAGTGATTCATCTGATACATAAAAATAAAAGTCTTTTGAAAGACTTAACTTAATTTGTTTGAAATTATAGCCCAATATGGATGAAATCACATTAGAACTTCCCATGGGATTCTGAATAAAATCTCCATCATCGTAATATTTAACTATAAAATCCTTCCCCACCTGTGCCAGGGTACAGGGACAAACAGCCGCGGCGCTCGCGAGGGGAAACTGGTTCCCGTCTATGCTGATGTGCGCCAGGGAATCATTTTGTGTCAAGGGACTTTTGTTTCGGTCCCCCACTGCCCAATTGACCTGTCCTGACCCACCCACTACCGTAAGGACATCTCCCTCCTTGTATCCGTAGCCATGGCTCTCAAGAAACACATTGTCAGCGGTAAGCGGACTGGTTATAGCAGGGCTCGTAAGGACGGTGGCTCCCGCTCCAGTTCCTGTGGTGGCGTAGTAGGTGTCTGCGGAGTACCCTGTTCCAGCAGTGGCCACAGTTAGGTAGTTATTCTGGGAGACATTGGTTGAGAATTGTATATACTGGGAAGCAGACCCACCATCAGTTCCCACTACATTTACATTTGAGAATATGAATTTTGAGCCATACTCTGGTGCTACTGTTATCATCAGGGGTTGGACGGGTGAATATGCCCACCCACCTACAGTCTGGTTACAGCGCACCGTGAAGGTGGTATCCAACACAAATCCCCTACCCTTCATATTGAGCTTGTATGTATCACTTCCCATGGTAAAGAGAGGCAGTTCGGTTAGCTCTATAAGCGCTCCATCCTGGGTGTCTGTTCCTGTTTGTGAAATTCCAAATAATAAGTCCTTTTTACTTGACCTATTGAGATTATATAATTCAAAGTTTCTAAGTCCCCCATCTATTGATGTTGCCGATGATGTCACCACCTGGTAGGTTGATATATTGGCCCTTACCTGGAAACTGGGTGTTGGGTCATCTGATATAACCACTTCCTGGTCGATTAGTTTTGTTCCCAGAACTGCTGTATTTACTTCAATAAATCCTATGGCAGCATTGGACATCACATTACTTCCGAAAGTTCTATTTATGGTATCATTGTACACTGTCCCGCTTCCCGTGTATGGCAAAAGGGTTGTTTCTGATAATTTAATTTGTCTTAATTCTGAATCCTGTATGGTTAAAGACTCACCAGGTGCTACCGTTTCGCATATTTCACCAGGGAACGTAACTGTTACGTTTGAAAGTGCCGTGTTTTCTGGGAGGAGGGGCGCCTGTGTTTTTAAATACATGTTGGATAATACATCCCCCATTTGGTCTGGTCTAAACACGTGTTTTACTGTATTACCAAAATATTGTGTATTTTGCTGTCCCAGCTGTGTGCTTCTCTGGAAAATTGCGTTTTGCGCTGTTCTGTCGAATGATGGTAAAAATGTTGATGTATTACCGTTGATAAATTTTTCCTGGGGGCCTATGGCATCCAGGGTCTGCACGGCACCCACTAACGCTGTACCTCTTATGTCTATGACTGGGCAACATGTATCATCTGCCATATCTATTATATAGGGAACTTAAAAATTCAGGTCGTTTTTCCACATATCTAATTCGGTGATTTCCATGAGCTTGTTGTAGGACTGTGTCTTTTCTGCTTGTTCGCTGTTCAAATTTGCGATGGCCTCCAGGGTGTACTGGCTGGTTCTGATTCCCAGGAGGTAGTCGTAGGAACCCTGTACCTTCATATATTCTCCCTTTTCAAGGTCATGTTCTATGTCCGCCTTCTTCCGCTTGAAAATGGGAAACCTTTCCTCCACCACTTCGCGTACAAATCTTGCCTTGGTTGAAGCGAGCTCGGCCTGAAATTTAAATTCCTTGAGAAGATTCTTCTTCCTCTGCTTGTAGTGCTTGAAACGGTAGGTGAAGTAGTCCACAATGATTTCTTCGGGGGAGGAATACTTTTTCATCCCCTGGGGTGTCATGAGCCACATGTTGGAGGTGTGGATTGTTTTGGAGAGCCCCAGCTCCTTAATAATATCGTGCCCACCGTAGCCCACGATGATAAACTTGGGCGCCTCTTCCGTACTGTGATTGGAATAGCTTTCAATCTTTCCCTTCTCTACAAGAGTTTCAAGAAATTCCTTATAATCCTGGGTCCACTTACCCGGGGGGAGCTCGGTAACGGTAATCCCCTTACCAACCCTGAGAGTGTACTTACCAGTGAGGGTCCAGCTGGTATCGTCCTTCTTACTGACCGTACCAGTGAACCCCTTGTACCAGGGAACCATGGGGGTAGGTGCCATGCCGCTCATGCACCGAACCAGGTTGGCCTTGATATCTTCAGGGTTATAACACGGGATTTGCGTGCTGTAGCCAGTACCAATGCCTTCTCCGCCGTTGACCAGAATCATGGGAAGCACTGGCATGTAATATTCAGGCTCAATCGCTTTCCCATCGTCGGTAAGGAAAGTCAGGGTGGAGTTGTCCCTGGGATCGAAAATGCGAGTGGTGACCTTCGACAGTTTGGTGAAGATATACCTTGAGCTTGCCGAGTCCTTCCCGCCCATGAGCCTGGTGCCAAATTGTCCACAGGGAGCCAATAGATTGATATTGTTGCTTCCTACATAATCATGAGCCATCCCGATGATTGCTCCCTGGAGAGAAACTTCACCATGGTGGTAGGCCGACACCTCGGAGATATACCCAGAAAGCTGAGCAACCTTTAGCTCCTGGGTAAGGTTCCTCTTCATACAGGCAAAAATCACCTTCCTCTGGCTGGGCTTAAGCCCATCACACATGTGGGGAATGGAGCGCTTCACATCGGCCGAGCTAAAATTCACAAGGTCCCTATTGATAAAATCATCAACCTTAAGTTTGGTAATTTCTCCATACTTAACCTCATCCTGGGGATTCTTAATGTGATTCTCCAGCCACTTCTTCCTCCCGTCGGCACGAGATTTATCAAAGGCCAGAACAATTGAGGGTGTTGTCCCAGGTGAATTCACAAACTTCACAGTCAATTCATCAATTGCCTTGAAGTAGTCCTTCGCCTCTGCTGAGGTGCTCGTGCCCAGTCCCTTATAGTACTTCACCTTCGCGCCGCGGGGGAGCCCCCCCTGTTCCCTAATCCACTGGTCGTAAGCCTGGGCAGTGAAGAACGACTTCTTCCCCACTTTGATAATGGGAGTAACCATACTCACCACAAACCCCAGTTCCAGAAGACTGGGCCAGAAACAGTGAATCATGTTAAGCACAAGACCCTTAATATGACTCCCGTCCAAATCAGCGTCCGTCATAATCATGAGCTTACCGTACCTCAGCTGGGTAAGGTCAGTGTACTGCTTCTCCTGTTGGAGCCCCAGAATCTTCTTGAGGTCCGAAAATTCCTGGTTGGTCACGAGCTGCTTGACACTGGCATCGCGAACGTTCCTGGGCTTGCCACGCAGTGGGAAGACACCCCACTTGTCCCTCCCTACCACAGAAAGGCCACTAATTGCCAGGGTCTTCGCCGAGTCTCCCTCGGTGATGATGAGGGTGCAGTTGGTGGACTTCGCCGTCCCTGCCCAATTTGCATCATCCAATTTGGGAACCCCAGTAATTTTATTTTTCTTGGAACCATCGGATTTCTTCAAATCCTTCTGTTCCTTGAATTTGGCAACCGACATCAGCTCGTCGCGAATGCCCGTATCCAACACGCCGGTGACGAACTTGGTAGGGTAGGTAAAACTACTCCCAAAGTCCGAGGCCTTGGTGGTACATTCAGACTTAATCTGACTACTAAACGAAGGGTTGATGATGGTACTTCGCGCAAACATGAACATGGTGGCCTTGACATTCGCGGGCTTGAGTTTACTGGCACCATCTACCTTCTTCTTGACCAACTCGGTAATGATATCCCTGGAAATGGCACTCGTGATGGAATCCACATGGGTGCCACCCTTCGTCGTGCAAATCCCATTTACAAAAGAAACCTGCTGGAACCCAGAGTAATTGCTCGCGGCAACCACGACATCCCACCTTTCACACGAGTGGGCCACGGCATCCTCCACGCCCTCATGCATCTGGGCATACTGAAGAAGCTTCTTGACGGGGATTCGCTCACCCTGGAAG